CGCATGGAGGCGATTTCGTACAGAGCATCTTCCATCGCGCCATCGCTCAGGTTGTACCAATGCTGCATGCAGTGAATGCGTAGCATGGTTTCCAGCGGATAAGGTCGCCGGCCATTACCAGCCTTGGGGTAAAACGGCTCGATGACTTCCACCATGTTTTGCCATGGCAGAATCTGCTCCATGCGGGACAAGAAAATCTCTTTTCTGGTCTGACGGCGCTTAGTGCTGAATTCACTATCGGCGAAGGTGAGTTGATGGCTCATGATGTCCCTCTGGGATGCGCTCCGGATGAATATGATGATCTCATATCAGGAACTTGTTCGCACCTTCCTTAGCTATCATTTCAGGGTTACACAAAATCACTTCATCTTTGTATTTTAGGATTCGGTCGCGATTATTTAATAAGAACATTGTTGTTGTTCCTTCGCGTTGGTCTGTGCATTAATTACGAAAGCATTAATAACGAAAGCGTTACACACAGATTGTTAAAAAGGGGAGGTTAAGCCCCTGGAGAGAATGCCCCTTGCTAAAGAAAGCATTATTAACGTCATTTTTCAGGAGAAATGAAGTTAAGAATACAATCTAATAAAAAGACCCCCGTTTTATTATCTTAGGAGATTTAAAAAGATCGGGGGTACTTTGCATCTGTTAAACGTGAAGCCCTTCACGCTGGCAATAACAGATCTTGATTTCATTATCTATTAGCTGACACTTTCGGGAGTGTTATTAATAGAAGATTGCCAGCTTAACGTAATTCCTGAACCTCTCACAATTCAAGGGTAGTTAAGTCTGACCACCGCAAACCCTAACGGGGCTTGAGATGTAAAAAGCACAATGCTTTTCCGTAAAGAAAGGAGATGCACGGTGATTGCTCACACTATTACCACAACATAATAATGTGACCGTGCATTACCTTCGGAACGACAAAGAAGAAAACAACCGTAGCTAAAGAACATAACCCATTCTTTACGGAAAGACATTGAGGAGAGAGCGCCGCTATGGGAAACGGCATTCTCTGGAGTGCGTATTGACATACAGGGAGAGGAACGTGATTCGATACGTGCTAACGAGAAGTTAGCCATCCCTATAACTTATTCTATAACATTTCTGTTAATTTGTCAATACCTAAATCGACATTTTATTCACTTTAATTGCATTTTTATTCAAACTCACTTACTGCGTATTTCTCGGCAATGTCTATTGCCAGCTCCGCAAGTTCGGCGGTGATGTATTGCAGGGAGCAAGCAAGCTCTTCAAGGGCATTTGCTGAACGCCAGGCTTCCTCTGCTGTTATGGTGCTGCCGTCACGCTCCACCAAACGAGCTACAGAGGTTTGAAGATGCTCAAGGGCTGTGATGGCTTGCTCTGTATGTCTGACAGCGTTAAGGAGGCTCTCAGGCGTTGCTGTAATGTATGTTTTATTCACTTCCTGTAGTAGCGGGAGATGATAGTTATCTTCGAAACTAAGAAGTAGAGATTGAATTGTGTCGTTAGTCATTATAATTTTCCTTATCGTCATTAAATAAAAAATCCAAATCGGCAGTGTGACCACTCAGGCCGTTAATTTCTGAAAATCCCACATAATCGGCGTAATGTTCGAATCCGAGAATTTGGAATTTTCGAAGGTCGCTACTGTCAATGATGTATTCTTTTCTTTTTCGAGGTTTCCAGAATACGCCAGGCGTAGTGCTAATTATTTCTTGCAAGGCGTTGTATTCATCACCGCAAGGTACAGAGGGAGGGTGTTCTAAAATAGTTGTTTTTAGTGAGCCTGGAATAGATTCTCTGGAATAATCTTTTAGCTTATGGCTGTATTTACGTTTTGTTGCTCTTACTGCTTTTTCTATCCGTTTAATCGGATTTCGCTCTTTTCTTCCCATTCATTCCTCGTAGAGGGGAAACTCCTTGTCTTGTCATAACGTATAATCCGTACAGCAAAGCCCACCACCATAAAGCAGTTATCATAAAAGTTTCCCGATTGTGTGTTTTAGAAATTAGAGTAGATAAATTCTACATTGTCTCGTTCGATGTGTTTCAGCGTGAATGATAGATAATGGCTTTCATCGTCGATATCGATCACACCAATGTTGCGCAGCGCACGAAGCCAGAATCTGATCCCGTGATCACTTACACCGGATTTATCAGATAGCTCGCCGTAAGAAATTTTGGTCTTCCTTCCTTTCCAGAACCAGATAAGCGCATGATAAACGCCCTTCCCGCTATCGTTGATCTGTATCTGGTTTGTGTTGTTCAATTTTATGTATTGTATCAATTAGGTCTCCGTTAAAATGGTATCGTTGATTGTTCAATCTGGGTGTATTCATACGGGTGTGTTTCCTGAAATAGTTGCTCGATTCCCATTGAATGATCTATTCCGATTCGTTGAAGCACTCTTGATGACCAGGAATAAAAGCTCTCGTCCTCTCGTCGTTGTGAGAGATTTTCAAGCAGGTGTTTCACTGCGTCAGAAGTACGGATTCTTTGAGGCGTTATCGCTGGTGTGTCTTCGTGGGTTTCTACTGTATTCACTGGCTCAGGGGCTGGCACTTCGTCAGACACTGTTACAGGTGACTTCTGGTCATACGGTAGAACGGTGAAGATGCTTGTACACCCTGGACGCTCTTTCACATGTAGCCATCCAAAAGAAACAAGGTCTTTAATGTGGCGGCGTACAGTTTGATCTGTACCAAGTCCGAGCCGTTTACCAATACCAGTTAATGAAGGGGTTACTTGTTGGAATGTACCGGACAGGCTTTGCAGATAGGAATAAACGATCTTGTGGTGAAGTTTTACTTCGTGAGTTTCGCCGTTAACTTCTACGGAAGTGATTCCGAGTAAATCATAGTCAATCGCCAGGAATAGCTTTTCGTGTTTTGTTGTCTTCATTATTTTCCTCTTTGCTAAGGATCGCTGTTATGAGTTCCGATACCAGAGCGGCAGCGGGTTTGTCTTCTTTGTTGGCACGGTTGATCAACGCCTCGTAAGTTTCTGTTGTGAAATTGATTTTCATCGTGTCTTCTCCTTCGTGAGATTATTCAGTGGTCGAAGTGCGGATTTCATCCCAGCGCTTCAATACTTCTGTGAGAAAGGCTTCCCTCTCGTGGTATCCACGAGCGCGGCAAGCGTTGCGTAGTGCTCGGATGCGGTAACGGTTGGTGGTTCCGTCTTTCAATTGTTGAAGTGTGTCTTCAACGTCAAAGTATCTCAGTGTGGCCTCCTATGGTTGGCGTATATAAAAAACACCTTGCAGCCTGACGGCTCAAAGTGCGTTGATGGGTAAACAAAGTTTTGTGCTATAAGACTACTTTAACATTTTTATAAACTTTTGTCAACCCCTCAATGGTGATTTCTCAAAATAATTTTGATCTTTTTCAACGCGTTGCATTTTTGTTTTGCGATTAGTGCTCTTTATACACAAAATAAATAGTGGAAGTCAATCTCTTTTTGTGGTAGTTTTGCCAACCAGAACGGAACGCTTGGGAAAACCCCAGACATTTCATTAACAAATGATTAAAAAATGAACGATAAAAACTCAACCAAGAGGACTTATTGACTAAAAAACAGACAGGAGGACTTAATGAATCATTCTCAGCCCCACCTCAGCACATCTCACACGCCACATACAATTGAACTCACCACCGAACAGATGTTTGACAGCCTGGTGCCCTATTTCACCGAAGTAACGCATCCACAAAAGCGCGGTAAGCACCCCAAAGTGCTGACTTTCACCACCGATCATAAACGAGTGTGGGCGTATCTCAGAGAGTGTGAGGACGATACAGCCGGATGTGTGATGTTCGATCTGAGTTGTACAGCCCGTAATCTCGGCATGACTCAGAAACGAGTGATGACCGTCATTGACGATCTGGATAATGCTGGCTGGATACTCTGCCGAGACGTTGGGAACACTGGAGCTGGCACCTATCAGATCACCATCCAGGACATTGAAACCATCGTTTCATTATGTAGCACCATCACGTATGCCCAGCCAACTATACTAACGATGGATGTGCTGAGAGGCTCACGCCTGGTTCATTAACTACAATAGTCCTAAAACGCTCTGTAAAGCATTCTAAGAGCTTTTATTGCATAAGTAGTAATCTTGCATTTCTTACCCTCTTTAAATCGATTACAGCACCTCTGAGGCGTTCTGTTTGCACTTATGCCGCCCTCTGGCACTTACTCCCGAAACCAATAGCACAACTACAAAGGGATAACGGTAGTTATCAGGATGGTAGTTAGTTGGTATTGGATTGAGGCTTAGTGAACTTGCACGAGGTACGAGGGTAAGTGAACTTTAGCCACTGGCGAAGCACACGACTATTGCGCGCACGGCGCAACGGTACTTTGCCTACGGCATAAAATCATTCGTGCCTAACGTTCGTCAGAAACGAAGTTTGCACGAGTCCAGAAGGTACAGAGTAACGCCTTGCTGTGGGTATGAGCGGAACGGGGGTGTCCGGGAAGCCACCAAACGGCGTACCAGGACATTTCCCCTTGAGTGACGGCGAAGAGCCGCCAGCAAATGACCTTTGCGACCAGCGCAAAACCATAAAAGAATAAAGATCATTCTTATTAGGTTAATTGTTATTAACTTATTCTTATCGGGTATCAAACTTGATAGGGGTAGTCCTATTAGGATTGATAGGGGTGGGGGTATCAGTTCTGATAGGGGTATCAATCTTGATAGGGGTGCTATCACTTCACCCAACGGTAGACCGTCGCCCACGCTCACTCCGAATCGCACATGCCTCAACCCTAAGATTAATCTTAGATAATTCCCATCAAACAGGCGTCTAATCCGCTGGTAATTGGCAGGTAAAGAATGCCGTTTTTACAGGTTTAAAGTTGCCATAGTAACAATTGAAACTATTAATCACTTTGCCTAAAAGCCTTTCGCCGTGCGGTTCACAGCGATCATTGTCCACAATGAGCACTTCATGATAGGTGCAATGTGCTTAACGACTTTTGTTATAATGTAACAATTCGATTTTCCATACCAAAATCACCTTTGTTGAGAATAATTCTCAACAAGTCAGATCGCCCATCCTCAAATGAGAAAATTTCTCATCCGATGTGCAATGCCTCTACCTCAAGGTTCTGTAGTAATGTGAGATAGGGCGGCCAACCTATTGATTTATATAAACATACCTCCATCACCTTTCTCCTCCCTCTCTATGGTATGCAAGGAATCTGCATAAAACGTGCATAGTCCCGCCAGGATTTGGCAACGTGCAAACATCTGTTTAGACTTGCCAACATCATGATTTTGCTAAGGATATTTTGAAATTGTTCGAATTTCAAACAGGAGTGCGTGCTTGTTCCTGTTCGATAGTGCTGGAAATGGCGCAACCTTCCATCACCCTTCAATAAAAATGTGAGATTGAATGCTTGTAACTTACTGAAAATGATCATAATCTTATTTCACAGTTTCATTGTTAATGGAGATAAGTAGATGGCGACCACGAAGATAATCACCCAGGCAGAGGCGTTTAAGCTGATAAGCTGGCTTGAGAGTCATAACAAACAGCTATTCGCAGATGTAGCGATCACTATGGCCTCTTTATGTTTACGGGTAGGTGACACGGTGAATTTGAAGTTCAGCCAGTTCAAGGAGGGAAATACGCTGGAAGTGCTGGAGAGTAAGACGGGCAAGAAGAAGGAAATCATAGTCCCTGCGAAGGTGTGGGAGATTGTAGGACGTCGCCGCCAGGCATTCCCGAAAGACGAATACGTTTTCACGTCACACAGCAATCGTGCATCAGGAAAAGCCCCTGTCAGCCGTGAACAGGTGAACCGTGAGATCAAACAGGCTGCGGAGAATGTGGGGATTAAAGGAACCGTCGGGTGCCATTCTTTTCGCAAGTTTTCTGCCACACAGGTGTGGGAGAAGTCTAACGGGAATTTGGCTTTAGCAATGAAAGCGCTGAACCATTCAGATCCTAAAGTCACCATGAACTATTTGAAGATTGACGTTAAGAGCGTGGGCGCTGCCCTTGCAAACATTTGGGAGTGATACCGATGAAAAACAGCTTACTGGTGCTGTCATTATTACCAGCCCTGGCAAATGCCGGACAAATAACCCTTGTTCTTAGTGACGAACAGGAAACAGACAACGCGCGGATTTGCGTTTATAGCAACGCCAATTATACAGAGACAGTGACGATCAGACCGTCGCAGCAATGCCGCTACACAATGACCTTTGAAGAGGAGTAATGAGTATGGAGATTATAGAGATGAACGAACACACAACCGCTTTCAGCCCTATTAAGAGCGAAGAAGAATTGAAATTCGCCGTAGCATTTTTGGACATGTGGCAGAGAAGCCAGGAGCACGGTGTGAACTTTGAACAGGTGTTGAAAGATGCAATTCAACAAGCAACACCGAACGAGGATCGTAAATGGGTGAGTATCAAATGACTAACAGTTACGGATTGAAAACGCCTGAACAATGGCAACAAGAAAGTATTCTTGCCCTGCTGTTTCATTACGACCACGTAGAAGCCTGTTTCATGGCAGATGCAATCAAGGTGTTACCAGAAGATCACGACTGGAACAGAGCGGAGGAGTATTTAGAAAGCCTGATAGAATGGCTGGCTGGTTATACGGACGAAAGCGAGGCGAGAAAGGCTATCGAGTGTTACAGCGTCAAAGGCAGCGAAGAGCAAACAGAATTTTTCTTAGGTGCAATTCTCGGAGATGAGTATTGAAAAAGGAAGAAGAGCTAATCACCAGCTTTATCTGGTGTGGTGCTACGGTGTGCGTGTATACGCAGATAGTGAAATTGGCAGGAACGACGCTACAGCGCCACTTGTTACCGCCAAACCTTAGAAAAGCTGTAAATGAAGAAGTGGCGAAGGCTGGCAACTTGCCGGAAGACAGCCCCCGCCGTATTCAACAATCCCAACGGAGAGTTAGAGATGCCGAATCAGCACATTATGGCGTTAGCGCTCGCGCTGTGCAACGTAAGCAACGGTAAAACCGTCCGAATCCCTGCCATGACAGGAAGCCAGCTTCATTTGCTTATGATGTGGCTACGGGCTTTACAGGAATGATACGAGGGGGCGCAATGCCCCCTTTCTTCCAAATCTTGTTCATCAGCGGAGAGCCACATTTCGTTAAATAGCTCTGAAAGAATTTTTTTCACATGCAAGTATCGGTACACTCCCCCAGCTAACCTATTGTTATAAAAACAAAATAAATTAACAGGCTTTGTGGTTGACACAATAAAAAATACTATGCTATAGTGAGATGATGAAATAGCTGTGTACATGCCAACCCAAAATGGTTATTCTCCTATTATAACTTTAGGAGACAGCCATGACCTCTTCTTTCTCACGCCTAAACTTGATCACCTCTATCATCATGTTGGTTTTAGTTTGTCTCGCATTTCTGACTGATGACTCTCTTATCTCCGTTGCCTACTTCGGTCGGGTGTTAATTGATTTAAGAGATCGTTTGCAATGATAATAACAGCCAATAATGCGCGGAACGAAGCTATCTTAAAACATGGTGTTAGCTGCTCGCGCTAATTTAATCTCTGCTTCTTCTTCCTGCTTCTTAGCAAGCCAGGCTTTACCCTCTGGCGTAGCCAGGAATTTACGGGCATGAATTTTACGGTTGTTGCGCTTTGTCGCGGCGCTTTTAGTAGCATTTGCCATGTTCTCACCTCCGCTAAATCTACCAGTGTTCGCTGGGGCTTAACGTACAGCAGAGAGACAGTACAACGAAAGTTACAATGGTGCAGATAATGGATGACCATTACGTGCCGTGTTGGGCACATAAGAAAAGGCGGCGCGTAGCGCTTCCGCAGGATGTAATCCCTTCGCAGGGAGAATAAAGCCTTAGCACGTTCTCTTATCAGGTGATCGTTATACTCCGGTGATCGAAACCGTGGCAGAGCCGGATTCTTTCCCGATCCGGTTAGTCTTCCCAACATTACGCCTGTTTATTCTCTGCGACCTTTCACAAGGTGTAGCATCATTGAGCGCCGCACGAAGCGCGGAACGTATCGCTAAGGGTTCAAGTGATGTGTTTAGAGAGTCCGGCAACTCTTTCAGCTTCAAGGGGTGGCATAATTTCTTATGCTGTTCGGGCTTGAGCCTGGTAACTACCCGCCAGTACGTTGTACAATACTTGAGCCGATACAACGCAAAGGCGTTTACCAGTGCTAACAGACGTTAGAACAGAAGTTACAAACCGTTAGATAAACATGCTAAAAAATGCTGTTTTTACGGGGTTTTCTGTTGATGGTGCCGATAATAGGAGTCGAACCTACGACCTTCGCATTACGAATTAGTAGAATCACATTTAACTAGCTGTTTTACATACACATTGCCGCATTCACAACAGGCAACTCAATGGCATATGATGTAAGAAAAGGGATGGCGATTTACCATGTATGACACAAATCTGGCACATCGCCAAAATCAGATTAAGCCGCTGGTGGCACAGGCCAAGTGATATCCGGAGCTTTCGACGTGTCAACCGCCTGGACGCCTTTGATGTACTGCATCCACGAGATTAGGCTTGCTTTATCTTCATCGCTGATGATGCCCAGCTGTAGTTCAGTTTGCCAGAAACTGATTGTTTCCTGTGCTTCAGTCAGTAACGCGGCCTTTTGCTGGTCAGCAGCCTCAACATCAGCAGCATGCTGCGCGTCTGGATCTGTTACCCACTTTTTTCCGTCCCACTTTTGGTATGGCCCTGAAGGAGCTATAGTGGTGTAACCATCCTTGATCGGTCCAATGTAGTCTACCGTAGAGGCTGAGGCATTAGCGGTTGAATATACTGTATCACCACGATGGTCCTCAAACAGCTCCCACTGACCATTTGTGAACACTGCAATTTTTCCGTCGACTTCATCACCGGGATCAATATCAGTGGAATGCCCCGGCATGCTTACACCAACATTGATGTATTCATCAGACCAACCGGTATATTCCGAAGTCACTGCATCGTAATAAAAGCAACGAATGTCCCCACCTTCAGCAGCTAATCCATTTTCGTCAAATACTGGTTTCATTATTTAGCCCTTACCAGAAAGTTAAACGCGATATTACGAGGACGTGTTTCACTTGCAGTTTTCGTTTCAATGGCACTATCAATAGAGAAATACTGCAAATCCTGAGATCCAGCACCGTAATTGGTGTAAGAATTAACAAATGCACCCGCTTTTATTGAGCCAGAGCTACCCATAGCCCCCCCCATGAAATTCCCTGTTATACGCTGCTGAGCAAAGCCCTGTGCGCTTAACAACGTGCGACCACCGTCTACACCTCGCCCGTCATCCCAGATTCGAGGAAATTCTCCGCGAGCTTCTGTTAACGTCAAACTGGGAATTACTAATGCAAGCTTGGGGTAAGTATCCGATGAAAATTTTGCCCCGTTGAACTTCAGAAACACCATATCAGACCATTCAGTCATAACGGTATTCGGCATTGCTGAGGATGGCCAGAAGAATGGAATTCCGATAGCCGGTGCGCCAGCGCCCAAACGGAGGTTTGTAGTTAGCGCGTTCGTGAACTTTGTCACCAGTCCGCTTACATCAGCGTTGTCCAGAGCATCAGCGCCGGAATTGGCAATAAACTGTCCCACCAGCGCGGCGATTGTTGTCGCCTGCCGAATAGCTTTGTTGACCTGTGCGCTGGATGCTTTGCCTGCCGTGAATCCAGAAAGCAGAGCCGGAAGTGCTTCCCAGTCTGCCTGTGACATGACGTTAGCGTTAGGATCAAGCGCGAACGCTTTAAAGTTATTTGTTGCCATCAGAGTAATACTCCCCATGCTCCAACATCGAACCCGCCGATGTATTCGTTATCCATATCAAACCCAAAGAATTTAGAACCCTCGGACGGTGTTTCTACCGAAGGTGTTTCAATGTCACCCGCCCATACGCCAGCAGCTTTAACGGTGAGATAGCCCTGCTTGATAGCGGAAATCAGTTCAAGAGACACATCAGAAATATCAGTCTCGGGGAATACCCAGACCGATATCGTCATGTCCTGGTTGTCGACAATTTGCATCCTGAGGCCTGAGCCAGCAGTCGCAGCGTCAAGGATGGCGGGTAGCGAGTCGTTGCGGCCGTCCCAATTGTTGATAGCGATTTTTGCTTTCAGAATGATGCGGTAGGTATCATCGCTCAGCGACGTATAACCCGAATCCGGGTCATACGGTCCTTGCCATACGCCCTGGTCATATCCGAGCCCGTCAGTGTCCCAACTAAAATACACCCCGCTTATCGGCTGGCTGACGATGCGACTGCGACCAATCCAGAGGCCGAGGATATCGAGCTGCACGCCGACCGCCGTATCAATATCGAAGGCTGTTACAAGCCCTGACATGGTGCTGGACACATCAATCAGCGGGCGGGTGCTCAGATCTATATGGTCAAAAAAGAGTGGCTTGGTAGCGTGGTAGTTAGTGATCAGTTCGGTGTATTTACTCATGAGGTCACCGTGATAGAGATATTCGCGGTGCTACAAGACGCCGAAGCATCATAGGCAATATCAATGTTTGATGCCGATACGCTGCCTGATGACTTACCGATCAGCAGGTCGGTAATATCGTAATAGCGGGCATTTCCACCGCTCACCACGCCAAGGTTTGCCGGGGAATAAATACGGCTCAGCAGAACGTCGTCGCCAATTGTCAGGCCATTTATATAATCGGCAACAGCCTGTTTAATCTGCTCGCCGATTTGAGATGTATACCCGGTAAACACTTTCAAGGTAATAGCTACGAAAATTGGCACATCGGTAGAGCGCGAAAAACTGATGACGTGAGGATTACCGTAAGTATCCGGCACCGTGACAGAAGTTTTACCGTAAGTTGCGGTTCCCTGCCCTTTATTCCCTCTGATGGTCTGTGCTATTTCGGTAACATCGCCACCATCGACGATGGCGGAAATTGAGTGTGGCGGCAGCCCGTTGCTGTCGGTTGCTCCTGTGTCGTTCTCATACAGCTTGTGACGTGTCACGCCAGTAATATTAGCAATTGCGCCGTCGACGCCTTCAAACGGTGTGATCGATGGTAGCGCGACGCTTTGCCCCTGCCGAATGCGCAGCTCTGCGTCGGTTTCGGCTGGTGAACCGACAGTAGCCGCAGCAGGGTTGGTTACCGACACCCAGCCACGAGTCGGTGTGTTAATGGTGGTAATAGTCCCGGCCATCGCCGCAACCGAACCGCTATTCGCACATGTGGCTGTCACCAGTACAGTACCATCAACGCCGATCGCCACACTCGCGGGAAAATTCCAGATAATGCCGTTTTTATCCCGTGCGGAGCCATTCGTGATAGTCGTGCCCGCCGTACCGGTTAACAGAAGGTCAGCTGTAGAATTTGTCGCTACTTTTCGCGTGATCCCGTTAATTTTCACATTACTGCTAAGCGCTGCGGCCTGCGCTGTCGTCGGTGAAAACGAGTTGTAGATCTCGATAGCGGTATTGTTAGCATCATGCACAGCCAGAGCCACCAGCGCGACCATTTGCCCATCTTTGCTGTCTGGTTCGAGGTAGGCATCACTACCGTAAATCTGCCTGAAATAGCTGGTCAGTGTATCGAGGATTGTCTGGTAATCAGGCGCACTAATCCCCTGGGCGGTTACCGTTGCCGATAGCCCCAGCGTGTCGAGGTTCAAAGCCATTTATGCCTCGCTTGTTACAGTCGTCTGGCCGTAGATTGTGTCAATGGAGGAAGTGAAAGTGACGCGGCGGCTGGTGCCGTCATAATTGGTATCGAAGGAAAGAATCGACAGAACGCCCGGCGTGTCCTGTATGCGTTCGCGTATAGCCAGGATGTAGACGTCTGATCGCTGTTTCCCAAGCACTGACTGAACATACGGCGTGCCTTCCGTCAGATCGAGAAACCACTGACCTCGCCACAGTTCGAAACGGGTTTTCACGGCCTGGGCGACACACTCCGGACTGTCGATAAGGAAGGTGTCGTCACCTTGTCCGAAAGTGTAATCGCCGTCAGCATCTTCGCGACGGTATCGCATTATTGCGGCCCTCCAGTAGTTCCCCCGCCAGTCTGAACTCCGCCATGTTTATGCGTGGCGACACTGACACCAGAAGCTTTTACGTCATTCGTTACCGTCACCGGTCCGAGCATCGTCGCCGTACCTCCGCTTTCGCCCATTCCCTGAGAAAGATTGCCGTTAATCGTTACGTTGCCGTTCAGGGTGATAGTTGGTGATGTGATTGTCGTTCCACCTTCAGCCGTAGCCGTAAGCTTGCCCGGCGTTTTAACGGTGATGTTATGTCCTGCTGCGACCTCTACGAACGCCGCGCCATCATCGGTTCGCAGCTGCGCAGCGCTGGTACTGATACCGCTGATTTTCTGTGCTTGCGACTGCGGGCCAACGATGGCGAACGCATCAGATAAGTCATGCTGGCGCGGGTCGACGGTCTCCTGAACGCCGCCGCTCTGCCACCAAAAATCGATGCAACGGTCGGCAAAGATAAGCAGGCACTCGTCGCCTTCTTTAACCGGAAAGGTCAACGTGCAACCGCCGCCGCGCGGGAAGATGACAGGCACATCCACCAGCGGTTTTAATTCGGTGGAGCCATCGCCAACAATACCGCGAAGCGCCACTTCTACTGTGCAGGTAACAGTGTCAGGATCGAACGACTGAATGATGCCAGGCATCGCTACGCGCATCTGGGTAGACACCGAATCGGCAATGGCCTGCGCGGTCTGCTGCTCGCCGCCGATCTGTGATTGAGTTGGAATTGGCATAAAAACCCCATAAAAAAACCCGCTCGGTGGCGGGTTATAATTTTGCTTCTGGATAACATCTACAGCGACCATCAGGACAACATTTTCCCTCCCCGGGATGACCACTTTTAGGCGGCTTACTCCACGAAAATGTTTTCCCATTATTTTTAGCGCATTCTGCACACTCGTCACCATCCTCGCAGGAGCGCCAAATATAACGTTTAATACCCAAGCGAGATTGCTTTATCCTCTCTGCCTCGGAGTGACGACGGCTATTTTCGGCGAGGCGTTCAGCATAGCGCGCGTTATCCTTCTCAATATCTTCTTTACTTCGCCGCTTCCCATTTGCTGGCTTTGATTTTTGGTAAGCAACCCGTTTATTTCGATTGTATGATTTAATAATTGCGTCTTCATTTCTGCGCTTTTTAAATTTTAAATATTTAACAAATGCAAAAGCAATTACGAATAAAATAATAATATATGCAGGTTCCATTATTTAACCTTTACGCAATCATAAGTTGCATATTGTCTTGGTGCATCCATGCTGGCTTGCAGCCACTGAGCATTAAGGATAGCTTTTCCGTTTCGCTTGATGTACTCAAGACCAACCCATCGCCCCGGTTGGTTTGTAGCCATACGCCAATCCATTTTTATATTGTCGTAGTCTTCTTTTTGTTTCAGAAATGTCAATTTCTGATACTCGGGCTTTGCTCCATTTATGCGAGGAAAGCCGTCATTAGTACCACTCGTTGAGAAAGTGAAATCACCGCACTTCATATAGACTTTTCCTGCTGCATTTGCACCAGCAACAGCTGTTAAGCAAATTAAGCCAGAAAATATTCCTGAGATTATCCTTTTCATTAGGCACCCGTTTTCATCAAAGTCGAATCATTAATCAGGGTAGAGGCTCCACGCGCAAAACACATTAAATCCATGTACCACGCCTGACCTCTGGTGTCGCCAGTATAGTCGATAGCTTTGACGATATAAACGCCATCCGTCGCAATGCTGGCAGCCTGTGACGTCGTGCCGGTCAGCACACGGTTGCCGTTCTCTTCTGTTTCGGTGATACGCCCGGGCGACTGTGCTATTTCGCTATTGCCGAGCGTGGCGCGGTACACCGAAGCCTGATCGAGCTGGATAAGACCATTAATACGGATGTTCGGGTTTATCAGGCACCGCACGTTTACGCCGCCGCCCATCGTTTGTTGCGGCATACCGATCAGGCCAGTATCGGCATTCAGCACGATGGCTTCGTGAATATATTTATCCTCCGGCACCATCTGGACCTGACCATCCACCAGCTGCCATGTCGCTTTGCACTGCGCAGCAATATTATCCATCACGTTACGGGTGGATGAGTAAATCGCGCGGCCACGAGGAAACACGGTATCAGGAAAGTCACCGGTTATGCCCTGCGTTACGCCGAACGCGTTGAAATCCTGCATCGTCGCCCGGTGCAGATCCGCAACGGTATAACCGGCTGCAAGCGTGGTGATGGTAGTCGCATAGAGGAACGCTTCGTGGTCACCAATCGCCTGAATCAACACCCAGGAGTCGGTAATGTTATCCTTCCCGGTGACGGTGAAGCGAATATCACCGTCAAATATCAGGCCGTAGTTCTGACCGTTCACCTGCCCTACCTGGTCTGGTGAAATCTTCCGGGCGACACCAACCTGGCTCGCATCAACATCCGGCGCAATACCGTCATACCCGGCAATGATGCGAATTTTTGCAAACTCCTGCCCAAGGATCTTATTAGTAGTGGTGGGTGAAAGGTTATAGACTTTCACGTTAGCCACGCGCGGCCAGCGCGTGTCTGCCCACTCGATCTGGAACGTGACCTTAAAGTCAGACAGGGAAACGCCCTGCCCGTTCTGGTCCAACAGCTGTAACTCAAAATGGCGCATCCAGTTAAAAGACATTTCTACTCCTGTACGAAAATGAGGTGGCTGTATGTGCCGAGGTTGGTTTTGGTGGGCTCGTCTGGTGCACCCTTATCGGTCGCCACCACCAGCGCGCCATCAATGCCGAGCTGTGGATATTGTCGCAATAGGTTCACGCCGGTCAGTAGAGGTACGCCAGAGAGCAGCGCAGCGCCGCCGCTATCCATCACGTCCATGATCCAGCCAGCCGCATCACGCCAGATGATCCTTAGCGTATACGTGGTATTGCCCAGCAAGACGCGGAACTGCTGATTGTCAGGAGAAAGCGGTATTTCGTTAAACTGCATATCACCCTCCGGCAAGGCGCTGACCGCCAGTGACGATGCTGCTGAGAAGCGATTCATTTGGCGGTGTCGTGGATTTCGTCCCGGAATTCTGCACTGCCGATGTACTGACGCCATCCTGCATATCTGATTTATCAGCAACGCTAACGCTCTGCGTTTGCGACATGATCACTTCACGCAGGGTAAGCGTGCAGTTCAGCACGTTCTCGCTGGTTTTATCCGTTGTCACCTCGATGGCGCGCACCAGCATATTGCTGTACACCCGCTTTCCGGTCACCACATCGAACGGCACGCGCTCAAGCTGCATATCCAGCAGCTTTTGGTATGTCTCCTTTGGGCTAAGCCCAGCGCTAAGACCGATTGAAGATGTATCAATGAAGTCCAGCAACGAACCGCCACCAGCGAAGCCGCATTCCATTGTGACTTCGCTGGGGCGCTTATACGCATGATCGGCGATGAAGCCCGAAGCGCTATTCGTTGTTGGCTTCTCCACCGGGTGCTCAGTAATTTCGAGCGCATCAGAATGCTTTTCGGAGACGACCACGCTGGGAATTAATATGCCAATTCGCCGGGATTGCTGGCGAAAAATCGCTGATAAAATATCCATTATCTCGGTCCTGCGGGGAGTTGCTGGGTTAACTGTGAGTTCACACCCTTTTGACGGTCAACAGTCAAACGGGCAGCCTCTCGCGGATCGGAAACGCCGTGGATGTTAATGTTCGTTTCCTGCTGAATCACCGGGGGGCTGGTGGGCATATTGCTCATTACTTTCGGAATGTAGTTACGCGTTTCCTGCGGCATCAACCCCATGCCATAGCGCTGAACGTTGCCGATCCCCCAGTTATATGAAGCCAGCGCTTTGCTAAGGTCTCCGCCGTTCTGCCGTAACAACTGGCTAAGGTATTTAGCTGCTGCCCGAGCTGATTTTTCCGGATCGAATACATCATTCCCACGCAGGCCCATGTCGCGCGCCGTGCCATCCATAAACTGGAACAAACCCTTTGCACCCGCGCCGGACATGGCGAACTGGTTACCACCCGACTCGGTGATCGCCACACTTTTCAATAGACCAGCTGGAAGTTGATAAAGCGACTCAAGTTTATTGAACATTGGCCCCATCCAGTCGAGCAATACTTTGCCCTGGGCTGTGGCCTGTGGACGTTTGACTGATTGCGCAAACTGGGAGGGGTCACCCGATATATTTGGAGAGATTTCAGCAGCTCCAGCCGGGGAGAAAAATAAATTACCGATTTTGGCAATCCCGTCTGAGATTTTTTCAAGATAACCATTAGCAGCCTGCTGACGGTTTTTTATTTCATCTCTTTCATGCGGGGCAATTTCATTACTACGAACATGCTGTTCCGCCCCGGGAATGTCAGGCTGAACATTATCGCCATAAACGACGCCATTGCTTTGCGCCTGACGAATAATCTTACCTGGGCCACCATGCAGCCAATCCATCCATGCGGGCCATTCTCTTACCTCGCTAACATCTTTTCGCCCAAGGTCGGTTTTGATGCCAACCGTAGCAAGAGCATCACCAATGTTCCTTTTGGTATAGTCCAAAGATGATTTAGCACTGGCTTTTATGTTTTCACGATCTGAAACCAGGTAACCAGCATACGCTCCCCATAATTTAAGCCATGGAGGTATCGGAAGACCGGATATTTTTGCGAATGCTCCCAATACTTTTGTTACCCATACCCCAGCGATGAAAGTAGCCAAAATTTCCAGCGAGTTCTGCCATCCACCAACAGAATCTTTCAGCCCCAGAAGCTTATCGCGCAGCCAGAGAATTGCCTTTTTCGCCTTTTCTATTGCAGGCTCCCACTTGGACCAGTCAATCAGGCTTTTACCGCCTTCTTTCCACGTCTGATAATCGTCATAGAGTAATCCGATCGCCAGAATCAGCGTGGTGATAATTCCAATCGGGGATTTCAGGAACGCAGAATTAAGCAGACGCCATGCGACAAGTAGAGCACCGAATATTTTCAGCAGATTTTTACTGCCATCGTCAAGACGCTTCCACCAGTCGATGACAGAGCCAGCGCCCTGTATCAGCCGCCACGCCATTCTCGTGAATGCGTTCGCAAGCCAGATCACGCCTTTAATAACTCTGGTCAGCGTCTCTTCAATCTTCGGGAAATTGTCGAGGATGCGCCGCCGCAGGCTGTCCAGCGAACCAGCCAGACCACCAGCGAGGTTTGAGCCGATCTTGTCCCGCATAATGCCGAACAGCGACGTAAGCCCGCGCATGGACGTCATGAATTTGTTGGACTGAACAGCCGCTTTATCTGCGTTGAACCCCGTCTTTTGCAGCATCGACTGGTAATCGGCGGTAAAGCCATTCATTCCGCGCCGCATCGCCATCAGCGTGTTTTCATCGATGCCGAGCATCTGCGCGTATTGCTTCGCGCGGTAATACGGCATGTTGTTGAGCTTTTGCCCAACGCCAGTAAAGATGGCCGCAGTATCACGCATCTTTCCGCTGGCATCACGGGTCTGGACACCCAGGCGGTTCAGGAAGCCTTCCGCCCCCGGATTGCTACGCATGAAACCAGCCAGCCCTTCGAGGGAGGACATGGCCGACTCGGCGCTGGCACCGGTTTGCGATGCGGCATAGCCCAGCGCTTTGATGCCCTGGACGCTGGCCCCCGTCCGCTGGGATGCCCAGTAAATTTTATCCAGACCATTCGCAATCTGGGTGGTAAATCCGACAATGCTCAGCGCTGCGCCTTCCACCACCGCGCCGACCTTCAGAACGTTCGCGGTAACGCCTTTCAGCACAGCTTCGAACTTATTAGCGCCAGCCTGATCGATATCGAACCCCAGCGAAACAAGGAAGTCTTTAATCGTATCTGCGTTACCGCTCATTGGCCGCTCTCCATTTATCTACCCGGGCGTCGTTATCCTCGCGCATGTCGAGGTAGTCATTGAGAAGCGCGATGCGGCAGAGGTCTACCGCACCGCTGTTAAGGTCTTTCTGGTCAATATGGAAGGCAAGCGCCGGACGAAGAATAAAATCTTCACCGCCCGGCAGGCTGTTGAAGGTTATTCCGCTGGCGGGGTGGGCGTCTCGCTGGTAGGGAGTCCTTGCAAAAAATTTCCCAGAGAGTCGGCGACCACCCGCGCCACCAGTTGCAGCATGGTAAGCAGGTCGATATCGTCAAACGCCATTTCGCCATGCTGGCAGACCGGCACCCAGCCTTTCATGTGCTCGCGTGAAACAACGGAAAGGCAGGGGAACAGGATAGCGTCCACGTCGCCATCGCTCAGATCGGACACGGCATTGGCAATCTTTGGCAGGATGGTAGCCATCGCGCCTTCTGTGTCTTTGCTGCTGATCTTCTCCTGAACGCTCCGGAAGTCAGAAACCATCCCGGCCAGCACCGGCAACAGCTTGCGGGACACCTTCAGCTGTTCGAAAACGCTGAGCTTTGCGGTGCGATATTTCACGCCTTTAATTTCGAATTCCATGCGTTAAAACTCCCCGAGCAGCTGGTCAATCTTGCCGCAGTCGAACACCCAGGCAACAGTCCCGCCCTCTTTGGCGTTATTGAAATCAGGCTGTTTCTGGAATGCGCACGAACGCGCAGTAGAAATATCACCCGATGCCGTGTTGCGAATGACGATCACGTTATTGCCCCAGGTGGCAGAGGACTGGCTTTGCGCGTTATACGCCAGAGACAGCTTTTTATTCACCGGGGAGGTTTTGAGTAGCGTCACCGTAATGGTGCCTGACTTATCGGCGTGCAGGCTGTGCATCACCTCGCCATCGGCACCGATGGTCATGGTGTTTTTGTTGCCGCCCATAGTCTGGGTGATACCTTCCTCAGAGTTCGCAGAACCCTGACCAAGATCGATAACTCCGGTCGGCCCGGTGAGCGACGCGGTTACATCGAGAAAAGAATAAGTTGCCATTTATCGCTCCTTAGCGAACCACATTGATGAGGACATCAGCGAAGTGAATGGCGCCCGCCAGTTTCGCCGCCACCTGAATCACCGGAGCTTTACGCGCTTCGCGATCTGCCTGCGCCTGAGAGTTGAGGGGATTCGCGTAAACGTAATAACCCTTTGTCAGCGTGTCGCCCGGAGCTAACTGGCCGATACTTCCGCCGTTCCATAACCCCGGAGCAACCAGCCCGTTATTCACTGACTGATCCATCGACTGCTCGATGTTCGTCACCAGGCGTGTCACACCGGCTTCGGTTTGTGGGATTTTGGTGGTGGAGGTGTAAAGCAGATTCCAGAGGTTGTTCTGGACATAGTTCTGTAGCCAGTCGAGACCGTGGCGCTCATCGAAGAAATCACCGTTGCACATCACGCCTTCCTGGATGATGGCGGTGTCGTTGGCGTAGCGTACGAACACGTTGCAGTTTTTGGCCTTCAGCGTGTCTGCCTGCTGCGCGGTGATCGTCTCTGCAGCGATGCCGGGCTCCTGCTTGAACTTCAGGGTAATGGTGGTGTTATTGCCCAGGAATTTCACGGTAAATGCCCGGCCAAATGCTGACGCCGCGGCATAAGGCACCTGGCTGTACTGACAGAAGGTGCGGCCGTAGCCCGCGGCTTTCAGTTTGTAGGCGATATCCGTGGTGCTGGTCGAATCCAGAACTGCAGCTGCAGCGGTACTGACGCCATACACGCGGGAGTCGCTCGCGGCGCCAATCAGCGCAGAAACGTCCAGGTGGTCCTGATCCGTCATGGCCGTATCAGCAATCACCAGACCGTACCAGTCGGCAGAATAGCTGAGCGCGGTGTTAACCGATGGCACGACGGATGACGATGCGGCCTGACCGTTTACCACAGTTGGTTTATGCGCCGAATCGATGCCAAGCAGCGGGGCCAGGTCGGTGCCGGTTCCCGCAGCCGTCGGGATCCCGATGGCAGAAGTGGCCCCGGTAGTGGTCGAGGTGATAACGAACTGGCTCGAACCATTCACCCAGGACACCGTAGCGCCGGTCATCTTCGCGGTGATCGCCGTTGCTACGCCAGCAAGGTCGGTAACTGCCGAGAGGTTAATCGCGGTGAGCGTTGAAACAGTGCCGTTGATGGAGAGTTTCAGAGCGCCAGCTGTCACAGCGGTAAAGTTTGACAGCGTCTTCTCAGCAGTGGAGAGGACGGCACCGGTCAGCTTGCCGGCCGAGGCAGAAACAGCAGTGCGGGCCAGTTTGCCGATGTACAGATCGCGAGGCTGCGGCGACTGCTGGAAGTAGAGGTTAGCCGCTTTGTACTCTTCAGCACTGGTGCCAAAGTCCGTAGCGACGCTTTCAATGCTCTGATAGAGGCGCATCACTTCTGGTGCAGTGATCACGCTGGACGTGCCAAGCACCAGCAGCGCCCCGAAATTGCGCCCGGCCGCCGCACGAACGGCGAGCGACACCTGCACGCTCACAGCGCGCTGGACAGATAAGCCGTTAGGCATAGTTTATTCTCCAAAAAAGGTGACTGGCGCTTCCACCAGCGATTTAATGCCGTACTCGCGCACAACCTTCCGGCGCAGGCGCACCGTCATGTCGTAGCGGCGAACCCATTGCTGGTTGATAAGCTCGGGGAAAGGGGTCAGGCCGGTATAGTCTCCCAGGGACAAACCGAGCGCATTCAGCTCAGCATTGTTTTGCGGGACAGATATGCCATCACGAAAACGGGATGCATAAGACATTCCCGCAGGGCCATAGAACGACGCCATGCACTCGAACGTTTCATGTCGCCAGAGCTGAGCGCCCTCGTCGGTCTGATTGGTGAATGCAGGACTGTTATCAATGGGCCATCCAGTAACGCCGAACGCGCACCAGTTCGTTTCAACTGGCAGCATTGGTGGCTGGTCTTTCTGCCAGCGCGGGCGAACCACCCCGGCAGGCAAGCCGGAAACGTTGCGCATCCACTGGCTTAACAGCCTGTCGAGCGCTTCGTCATAATCCGGATCGCCGCTGGTGGGTGTCAGCCAGCCGCGCTCTGTGCTTGTGTTATTGCTCAACGGGAGTTCCCCCATCAAACGGCAGTAATTCACAATGCGCCTGGACAAAGCCAGCACCGTAAGCGGTATACGGGTCGACGAACGTCACACGATAATCACGGTTCTGATACGTCACGATATCGGCATCACGGCCAGTCTGCCCCTGCGTAAGTCGTTCAGTCGTCACGATAAGAATCGCGCCGCTGATAACCTGCCCGGCCTGCATGCGGCGGTTTTCCAGAGAGCGGTCAACGGTAACAACCCCGGCAAACTGCGTTTTAACTTCGCTGTCGCTGCCGATCCCGTCCTCGTCCACCGTTTGCGCGCGACGCGTTACCCACAGGTTGAAGTCGCAAAAATCGGGGTCAAAAAGCACGTCTGTTACATCAAGATTCGGCATCTTTATCCCTCACAACATGGGTAATGGCTCTGCGATATTGCCCGGTGTCGATTAGTGGTTTCACCAGATCGGTTCCGGGGGACTCGCCAGCAGCGCGTCGGGCAAGCTCCGCTTTCGCCCCTTTACGCCCTCGACGCGCGCGGGCTTCAACGGTGCTATCAGCAAGCGGTGTAAAGCCGGTAATAGTCATGTAACGCCTGACGCCATTAGCGGCCAGCGTTCCGGCGCGGTTGAGCGCTCTTTCCGCACCCGCCGCATTACCATCAAGCGCAGCCTGCGCGGCTGCTTTGAGCTGCGGCACCGTCTGTTCCTCTACCGATTTAACGCCAGGGATCAGATGCGGGCGTGGGGGGATGTTTTGCGCCGGTGAGCCGTATTCATTAACGTAGCCGATCCCCGCATTACCAAACGGAACATCTTCACGCTCGCTGTCTTCCGAAGGGATGCCGACCAGCACATCCTTTTTGGTTAGCGACCTGAGCGCATCCAGAATGGCCTGAGCGTTATCCACCCTCGTTGTTACACCGCTTTTGAAACTCATAGCTGGCGACCGCCCGCACCGAACATCGTGATCAGCTGATAAAATTCAGCGCCATATCGGGTGTTATTCCAGAAGCCTGCGTCAGGGTTTAGCGTCGCGCTGGTGTCATAGCTGACGCTTACCTTGTCAACGGACTTAGAGGACTGAACACCATTGGTTGAACCGCCCGGGCCGCCAACCAGCATCGCCCGGCTATCTGCCGCCCAGAGCGTCATGTAGTGCGCCACGAACAACTCGGCAAAGTACGGAAACAACTTTTTGCCGGTGACGTTTTCACTCAGCAGCTCATCGGCCAGATTCAGGCGAAATTCGATTTGGGGATCGGGATATTTTGCCGGGTCAGCAAACTGCGGGAAGTCGCGCCGAAAATCACTTACTGTTGGCAGGCTTTGATTCTTTGGCATCTTTCGCCCCATTACCGCCAGTCTGGGCGGCAGCAATCTGCGCTTGCAGGCTGTCATTCTGCTCTTGCAGCTTGAGCAGCGCTTCTTTCAGATCGGCAATCAGCTTATCTTTGTCGGCAATCTGCGCTTGCAGGCCGTCGATAATGGGTTGCAGATCATCGGTGTCGCTAATCACGCTTTCAGAAAGCTCAGAGTGCGCCTGGGTGAACCAGTGCGACGCGACCTCTTCCGGTACGTTATGCCGTCCCCGGCCAAACTCCTGTTTTGACTGATCGCCGAGCGTCAGCGTAAACGGGGTGTGAACATGGATGGTAACCAGCTTTTCTTTCGCCATTTTCAGTTTCCTTCTGGCCCCTTTCGGGGCCGTTCTGGTTATCAGATACCGTCCACGTAGGACAGGGTTTCTTTGTACACTGGCTCAACCGCACCGAGCTTGCCGTAGTAGGTCGCAATCTGGTACAGACCGCGATACTGGATAGGAACGCTCTGCAACGGCACCAGCGGATAGCGCACGTATTTCTTGTCGTTGGTGTAGGCGACCATACGGTCTTTACCGCCAACCCCGCGCCCTTTCAGCCATTTGACCGCTTTGATTTCCAGCGGAACGCCGTTCTGGTGGAAAGCGATAGTGTTCACGGCCAGATAGGTCAGCAGTGACTGGTTACCCGCTTCGGAAACCTTACGGCTTGCCAGTAGTGAATACTGCTCTGGCGGAATGCGCAGATCTGAAGGCACGACGGAGTAGCCGGAAGCAGCCCAGGCATTCGACAGAATGCTGTTCACGCTATCGAGGATCTCGTCGTTGGTGGAGCTCGCCCAGGTCTTCGGCGCATTGTTCAGCGTCACACCGACAAGGTTTGCCAGCCCTTTCAGGCCGAGCGCATCATCGCCGATGTAAACCTGCTCGTCGTTGTCCATCTGCCATTTGAGCTGCATCCCTTCGTACTTCTGGGTATCAATCGGGCGACCTACCTGCTGAGCTGCTGCCAGCTCTACAACGGTCCAGCCCAGTTCCATGCCCCAGAGGTTCAGCGGATTACCATCTTTGCCGATATCAACGTTCACGCCAGCAATAGCGGTGGAGTCTTTGCCTACCCAGTTTTTGCCGTTCGGGTTTGCGCCAGTACCCGCAGCGCCAAAGCTGGTGTTAGTCCAGCTGGAAATGTCATCTGCGATAGAAACGTCTTCACGCAGCTGAATATCGCGGGTCCACGTGTAACCCACCAGCGGCAGGTTCAGCGTCTGGTCGAGTCGCTCCAGTTCCCCGATGAGAAAGGCACCAGAGCCATCAACGGTTGCCTGATCAAAAGTAATCATTCGTCTGTTCCTTAAATCTTCCAGGAGATTTCTGCATTGCCGTTAGCGTCACCGGCCCCTGTGAATTCGGCGTTGGTCAGCGCCACGTTTTTGCCACTGACGGACGTGGACATGAAGCCGCCCAGCGGCACTTTGATGGTCGAATCGAGCGAAACAACCACGTAGACAGGCGCGCCTTTTTTGATGGTGCTGGCATCGAAGCCAGACATGGTTCGCCAGGTGGGCACGGATAAGAACTTCCCGGGCGACGCCATGAAGCGTGGCTACATGACCGTTAACCTCGGATCTGGCTTCGATGCCAGCACCATCAAAAAAGGCGCGCCTGTCTACGTGGTTGTTTCGCTCGATTCGACCATCAAAGT